CAGGAAGCTCATGCGGCCTCCGCTGCGAGTTCGGCGGCGTACTCGCGGGCGGCCTGCACATTGCTGGCGCGGATGGTGGGCACGCGGGCCTCGATCTGGTCGCGGCAGGCTTTGGTCATGCGGTCGCGCAGTTCGTCGCGCGCAGCCAAGCACTGGTGCTGGGTGCCGCTCATCATCAGCGCCCACAACTGGTCGAGCGTGGCGTCGAAGACGTCAATCTGATCGGGTGTGTGCGCCCAGGCCCACTCGCGGATGTCGGTGGTGCTGAGCTCGGGCTGCTTGAGGTTCTGGTTGAGCCAGTCGCTGGTGGCCCAGGTGTCGATCAGAAATTCGTCCGTGGCCTCAGACAATTCCGACTGCGTCGGCTCGTCGTCGTGCTCCGGCGGGGCCATGTGGTCCCAGATTGACTGGGCGGATCTGAAGGCGTCCATCTGTCTCTCCTGGCTGCAACCGTGCAGCGCATGGAGAGAACTCTATCACAACTGTGGGGAAGACAAACAACAGATGTGGTACGCGCGGCCAAATTTTTTTGTAGGTGTTTTCCCTCGTTAGGCGTTTACACGCTGGACATTGATTTCAAGAGTTGATGACACTCAAAAAAAGGTAACCACAGGGGGAAATCGTGGCCCGTTTATTGCGAGAGAGAGAGAGAGAGAGAGAGAGAGAGAGAGAGAGAGAGCGTTGCTGAGCTGGTAAGTCCCGCCAACTACGCGCAAGCGGCCGCCGCCGCACGGCGCGCCGCAAACTTTGGGATCAAGGTGCTGGTGTTTTCCGACCCGGCCCTGATGGCGCGCTGGCAGGCGCTTCGAGCACAGCCAGAATCGCAGCAGAGGCGGCGGCGAAGGCCTGAGCGCGCTTGATGCGCTGCTCGGCTGGGATCATGTCGTAGAGCTGGCCCAGCTCAAGCGCCCCAGGCGTCAGGCCGCTGGGTAACAGCACTGGCTTGGCAATCAACATCTCGCCCGTGCCGTTCGCCAGCCAAGCGTAGGACACGCCCAGCGCTTCGGCCAACGCTGGCAGGCTGCCTTTGGCCTGGCGCATGCCGGCTTCGATGTTGCCGACCGCGCCCGTGGTCAACCCTGCGGCAATGGCCAGGTGCGCCTGCGTCCATTGACGCTGGGTGCGCGCGTGCTTCAGTCGCTGCGAGACGGTTTCCACAGCCTTTAGGCTAGCGACACACTTGTTGTTGCTTGCTACCACAGTTGTGATAGAGTCTCCCGCATGGAGATTCTTCAGACCGCAATCACCGCCGAGGGCGGCGTCAGCAAGCTGGCGCGCGCCATCGGCACGAACCCCAACGTCATCAGTAACTGGCATGTGCGCGGTGTCCCCAAAGGATGGCTGCGTTTGCTTGAACTGAAGTACGGGCGGACCCGCGCCAAGCGCCGCACCGAGCCTCTGCAAGAAGCGGCCTGATGACTCCCCAGGTTTCCCCCCTGAGCGCGCTGCGCTCTTGGCCCTCGGCAGCGTTGCCGGGGGCTCTTTTTTGGACACGCCATGTCTGAACAACGGGAGGCAGAGCTGCGCGGGATGGTCACGCGCAGCCTGCTGGCGAAGATTGACGCCATGTCGATGGTGGAGGGCACCACCCGCATCGACTGGGTGATCAAGGTCTTGGAGTCCGAGGCAGATCGTCAAATCCATAGAGCGACTTTGCTCCTGCGAATGGTCGGCGGCAATCCTCCAGGTCCGGGAAGCGACGGAAGAGGCACCGAGTGATGCCAAGCAACGCCGTTGCGCAAACGCAACCCGTCCAGCAGCTCCCGCTGTTTGACCTGCCGCAGGCCCGGCGCAGTGACCCTGTGACCAGCCACCAGGCCGCCGCCAGCGCCAAGGAGCTGCAGGCGCAGCACCACCGCGTGCTCGTGGCCTGTCTCAAGCGCTTTGGCCCGCTGGGAAAGGACGGCATCGCCGCGCGCACCGGCCTGACGGGCGTGGCCGTGGCCCGCCGCACCGCCGAGCTGCAGCGCGCCGGCCTCATTCAACCCACCGGCAAGACCGTGCTGTCAACAGCCGGCCGGCCAGAACGCGAGTGGAGGGTGGCATGAACGCACCAAGCAAGTCCCAATGGGGCCGCATCCGGGCCTTCTACCAAGGCCATGAGCAAGCGCTGCTGACCGAGCGCGCCGACCGCTGGGCCTTGGACCCCTACGAGTGGGCCATTGATGCTGGCATCACGCTGACGCCGATTGAGGAGGCGCTGTGGCAGGACCTGCGCCAGGCCGGGGTGGTGATGTACCCGCAGTACCCCGTGGGCCGCTTCTTCGTGGACTTTGCCAACCCCAAGGCCAAGGTGGCGATTGAGTGTGACGGCGCCCAGTGGCATCAAGACAAGGCCAAAGACGCGGCCAGAGATCAAGAGCTGCAAGGGCTTGGGTGGACGGTGTATCGCATCACTGGAAGCCATTGCGTCACGACTGAACGCGACGTGCAAGACGAATACGGGCGCCAACGTCATGAGCCCTCAGTGGCGCAGCGCGCAGTGCGCGACATCGCCCATCGGCACGGCATTTCAATGTTGGGCACCAGCCTCCCGGGCGCTCACAAGAACTGAAGGAGGCGGCCTATCAACTACTACCCCTTCAACGTCGGCGACTACGCCGCCCACACGGGTCATCTGGAGCCCATGGAGGACCTGATCTACCGGCGGCTGCTGGATGCGTACTACCTGCGCGAAAGCCCGCTGCCGGCCGACGTCATGTTGACGGCCAAGCTGATCCGCCTGCGGTCCATGGCCGCTGATGTGGAGGCGGTGCTGCGTGAGTTTTTCCAGCTCACTGAGGACGGCTGGCGCCACCTGCGCTGCGACAAAGAGATCGAAAAGATGCAGGACAAGCAGGCCAAGGCCCGCGATGCTGCTCAGCAAAGCGTGAAAGCGCGGAAAGCGAACGCTGAACGGGCGCTGGCAAATACACCAACGGACGCTGAACGGACGCTGGCAAAAGAGTCAACGGACGTTGAGCTACCAACACCAACACCAACACCAAATACTTCTTCACTACGTTCAGAAGTAGGGACGCGCAAGCGCGCCACCTCCCGGCCCAGCGATGTTGAGGAACAGACCTGGTCGGACTGGCTGGCACTGCGCAAAGCCAAGCGCGCCCCCGTCACCGACACCGTGGTGGAAGAGGCCCGCAAGGAAGCCGGCCTTGCTGGCCTGGCCCTTGATGCCTTCCTGCGGGTCTGGTGTGTCCGTGGCAGCCAGGGCCTGCGTGCTGACTGGCTGAAGCCAGCCGAGCTGCAGGCGGCCAGGCCGGTTGCCTCTGCCGAATCGTTCCGCGAGCGCGATGAGCGGCTTGCCCGCGAAAAGATGGCCGCCTTCCTGCCCGGCATCGCCGCCAAGGGTCCGGCGGCAAGCCGCAACGTGATCGACATCACCCCCGCCTTGCTGGCTATCGGAGAGTGACATGGCACTGAACCCGAAGTGGATCGACCAGATTTTTGCCCGCCTGTCCGTGCGTTACGGCAGTGCCTTTCTGGGCCGCTGGACGAATGCCGGCATCGACCTGGAACTGGTAAAGGCCGATTGGGCCGAAGAGCTGGCCGGCTTTGAGCGCAACCCCGAGGCGCTCAAGCACGCCCTGCAGCACCTGCCGGTGGACCCGCCCAACGTGATGCAGTTCCGCGCCCTGGCCAACGGCGCACCGCCGCCTGAGCTGCCCCGCCTGCCTGAGCCCAAGGCCGACCCAGAGCGCGTGCAGCGCGCCTTGCAAGCCGCCCGGCTGGGGATCAAGAGGGTGGCGTGATTGCCTGCATGGGGGGGTGGTGCAAGCAACGCCAGCGCTGCGCCCACTACCACGCCGACAGCCCCAGCATCGTGGAGCGCCTTTGTGGACCTGATGACGAGATTACGCCAATTGACCGAGAAGCTCACCGCCCGCCAGCAGGCCATCCTGGAGTTCATCCGCGTCCACCAGCCCGTGAGCAACGCGCAGGTGGCCGAGCACTTTGGCATCAGCGGTAGCACCGCCGGGGTGCACCTGATGGCGCTGAGCCATGCGGGGGTGGCGTGGGCCACCAGCTCGGGCCGCTGGGCGCGCTGGAAGACGGACAAGCCCTTTGCCGAGCCCAAGACCCCGCCGCGCGTGGCGCCGGTGAGCATCGAGCAGGTCTCGAGCATCTGGCACTACGCCGAGCGCTGTGCCCGAGTTGCATGACGGCACCGAGGTCAGCAGCTACAGCGAGGCCTGGCGGCATGAATGCGAAGCGCGCTGGATCCTCAAGCTGGGCAGCCTGGACGAGCGCCGGGCGTGGCTGCAGAGCCTGGAAAAGCGCCGCGGCAAGGCGCACGTCGAACAACTCAAAACCACGATGAGGAACCTGTGGGCACAACACCGAGCAGCAGTGACACGAGCCAGCGAGTAGGCCACCA